TATGGGCGAACCAACAGGCACTTGTATAAGCGCATTGATTCCTAATGTAACTCGCCACCGACACGCTCGATGGCATGGTGATGTAATAAGCACGAAAGAAGCTAGAAAGCGCAGAAATGGAACGTATGATAAAAGCGACCCTTATCGCTGCAAATGTAGCTTCATTCCATACCTATCGGATAACCCTAAGAACGCATCTAATGAGGTTAAGTTTAAGGAGCAAAAAGAAGCGATGAAGAAACAAGAAAAGGCGCTTGATAAGAAAGCTAGTTAACTCCTTGGCAAGGTGGCGCAAGGAGTTAGATGGTCGAGGTTAAAGCCAGATAAAACACCTTAACTTGTAAATATCTTCACCAATAGATTTACCAAGGATGCAACTAAAATCACGCCATGCTGCATTAACCCTGCATAATGAATAGTGAAGTGTTTTCTCCATATCAGACTTATAGTTCTGATTAAGAGTGGCGCTTCCTTTCTTCATCATGAGCTTAGCCCATTCATATTTTTGATTAACCACTACACTCATAACCTATACCTCTTCACTATGATGCTGTTTAACTTTAACTGGCTTGCATGTGCTTTCGTTAAGCCCTTCGTAATTATGCTTAAACTCTTTCATCGCATCGTCAATCTCTCTCTGCTCAGGCTTATAGCTAAAGCGCTTCTGATATGGCAAATCGTTAACATAAGCAGTCACAAGCCAACATGCCTTATGCTCACCTGCTTCTCTACGAAATGATAGCTTAGGCTTAGATACTGAATTAATCTTACTCATAATTTACCCTCTGATTTTAATATGGCGACTATAACCGCTTGATTCAATTCTTTCATTGATTCAAAGTGTGATATCTCATTGCCCCATGAGCATTCAATTAGAACCCTTCCACATGGAAATGTTGAATAGCTTACCTCTGCTTTATACTTATCACGCGCCGCGCAGTTTAACTCTCCGCCTAACGGGTCATACTTACCATAAGCAACGCTATTAATTGACAGGTCACCTTTTGGGTCAATTCTATACAGTTCACCTCGATGCTCGATAGTTTCAACACCTTCCAATTCAGCAAACAATTTACATAGTTTTAACTGGTTCATAATTAATCCTTGTTTAATAATGCGACACTGTTAAGTGCCTTTGAAATTGACTTGTTAATGCATGTGCCGATGTTTGGTGACATATCAGCAATCAAGCAAATGTTTTCCTGTATCTTGTCTCTAAGCTTCAACTGGCTTTCAGATGCCTTTTGCCACTTATCCTTTTGAGTTCCTACCTTGCAGGCATTAGCTATTTGATTAGCTACCTGAGAATAGGCAAGAGGGTTATTGAACTCTTTCGGAAACTCTCTGTTTAATATTGAGCACATGTTTTTAAATGAATCACCACTCTCATTGCGAGCGCTTAACAGTCCATCAATTACCCATCCGATAATGCGCACCTTTAAAGCAGGTGAATACCACATTGCCATATCAACGAATAGAATCGGGTGAACCCATGTACCACCATTCTTTCCGCGCTTGGATAACTTAACCTCATCGGCTGATATGTTATCTTCTAGGCAGATTGCATTAATAAGCTCTCTTGTTGAATCCAAATCAAAGAAGCTACCCATTTGCTTTATGCTTAAATCGCTTTGCTTTCTATGTGCGTTACCTATCTTAAGCATGTCATTAGCGCTGAACATTTGAGTTTTGCTATCCTGCCTAACATTCATGCCTAGTAGATTTCTTTCCATAATAACTTTAGTTTTCATTCTAACCCCTTATTCATAAGTTCAGCCTTAATATTAGAGATGTTTAATAATAAAGTCAAGTCTATATTTATTATTGATCCTTTAAATTATTAGTTGACACTCTATATAATTAAGCATATTGTTATGGCTCAACTAACAGAGAGGAAAGATTATGAATGCTGACAACTTGGTTTACATATTGGAAACATTAGCGGGATATGATGCAAAAGACGTTGATGATAATGGTGATGACTTTGATGTTTTATTTGAAACTGAATGCGGTCGTGATACTGGCGCAACATGTAGTATCGTTGATATTGCACAGAAGTCGGCTGATGGAATTAATAAATTAATCAATGAAAACGAGCAGCTAAAGACCTACCTAAGAGGGATGATTGTAACGTACAAGGAAGAAAAAGGCGTAGCAAGCCTTGCTGAAACTAGCAAATGGGAGCATTTCAGAATAAGCAACGCAGATTGCTATTTAACCAATCTAGAAAACAAATCTAAATAACTAACAATTAACGGAGAGAAGAGATGATTACAGAAGCAGAGCAAAAGATATTAGATAATGCGCCAGAGGGTGCTGTTTATTACGGTTATGATATACGTAAGGATGTTTTTTATTCAAAAAGTCAAATGGCGAATAATGTATTAAGCCTGAATTCACTAGCCGACCTACGCAAGAAGCAAGGTAAAACTGTGGTTGATGCTGTGAATCATTATGAGGCCGGAGCTGTAAAAGTTGGTACTAATGGGTGGCATATTGGTTTGATGAGTGACAATATTTTCTATAAAAGCGAGCTTGTCTGCTCTATCGAAGAGGTCAAGCAATGCATTAAAGAGATGGCAGAGGCTAGATGGTTGGTCGGGTCTAGTTGCGACCACACTAAAAACATCGACAGTGGTGCTTGTTTTTTTGATTTCGAGCAATACAAAAAGGATTATAAAGAGCAGATTAAGCCACGAATTAATGTTGATTATGTCGAGTGCGATAACCTGCAATATGCCCTTAATGACTTTGAATTGAATGAGGGAGTTGAGCTTTACCGATGCAATGACGGCAGAACTAGAATTAGAAGCGTTAAATCTTTAGCTCAGGCTTATGGCGAAGATAGGCTTTTCCGCAAAGTTGAAACTGAAATCAAAACAGAAAAGCGTTGGATTGTGATTGACCCTAATAAGAAAGCGCTATCCACTATGATGTTACTTGGAAGTGAGCGTGATGCTCTGTCCTACCCTAATGGCGGACAAGTAATAGAAATAACCGTAGAAGTATAAACCACCTAAACAAAGCCTCTTATGAGGCATAAGGAAATACAATGGAATTATTAGTTTTATATATCGTGTTCGTGCTTTTATGTGGAGTATATGCAACAACAAAGAAACGTAACTTTTTAGGCTATGCACTACTAGCATTTATAATTAGCCCAATACTTACATTCTTTGTAATACTTATAATAGGCGAATATAAAGAGCCACAAGCTAAGCAATGCAATAAAGAGCACCTTAGATTAAGAACGGCTTTTATTGAATGCTATGTTGAAGGCGAGGATAAATATAGCAAGCATCCATCTTTGCGGTTGATGTATAATGACTTAACAGCGTGTAGATTTGTTAACAGCAATGACATTAAATCAGCAATGTTATTGTTTTAATTGGAGGGTAAAAATATGAAGTTACATCATAAAGGCAATAAAGTTGTATTTGAAGATAATGGAAAACAATACCCATTAATAAGTGCTTATCCCGTTGATAATGATGAGCAAGCAAAGAAGAAGATTAAATTCTTCAAAGAAAATAAAGATTTGCTAGTAAGCGAGCCTTGTAATATTGATGGCACATATACAACAATTGAATTTGATTAGTGGAGAATTAACAACAGGAGGTGATACCAACTTGACACTAGGAACAGACTAGGGCAACAGTTAGCCTATAACTCCACGTAATTTAAACGCTCTTAACGGGGCGTTTCTTCGTTATACCGCCATCATTTGCACATATCCCTCAAAAGCCTTATAATACCCACTGAAGAAGCATATTAGCTTTATTGTTAGGGTATTAAATTGAATAATAAGATTAGCGTAAACCTATTAGTTAATAAATCACGACTTGAGATTGTATCTGGTCGTGAATTTGTCGTGCTTGATGCGATGGCTGTATTGGGTGATTCTTCTATGAATAGAATTCTATACCCCTCAAAAGTAGTTGCTCGTCATGCGGCAGACCTAAACGGTAAACCTGCACCTTTCTCTCATCCAAAACGCGAAGGCTCTCACGTATCAGCAAATGATTTCTACTCTAAAGGCGCCCATGATATTGGCGCTCAAGTAATGAACTCTCGCATGGTAGGCGATAAGAACATGGCTGAGATTTGGATTGATAAAGAAGTTGCAGAGAGAAGCACGCAAGGTCTATCAATTGTACAAGCTGCTAATGCGAAACAGCCTATTGGCGTATCAACTGGATTAATCCCTACTACCATTCGTAAAGAATCGGGTAAGGATTCATTCGGTAAAGAATATGACCAAGTTGTTGAGTCTTTTGAGTATGACCATTTGGCATTGCTACTTAATGAAACACCCGCCGGTAGTCATTGCGGAACAGAAATTATATATAACTCTGAAACTGGAGACAGCTTTGAAGTTATTAATCACGACGGTCAAACGTCTATCACCAACGAGGAAACTCACATGAAACATGAGCTAGATTTAAGTGACCTGTCTAAAGAGCAGCGTCAATCAATCACAGCTTTGACCGTCAATGAACTTTTGCAAGCGGTTACAGCTACAGCGCCAGAAATCACAATTGAACAAGCTAAAGAAGTTGTTACCAACTCAGGCTTAGTAATCAATTCTGCTGATGAAGGTGTATTTGTTACCAATGAAGATGCAACTATTCTTGCTAATCATAAAGCGGATGCTAAAGAGCGTCGTACTGAAATGGTAACTCACATTGTGGCTAACTCTGATTATAAAGAGTCAATGCTTACAAATAAAGATGAAGCAGAGCTTTTAGTAATTAATGGCCTACTTACTCCATCCAATGACTTTAGCGTTAACTCAACAGTTACAACCAATGCTAATGAATCACATTCAATCACACTACTTGAGGGAGCTTAATAATGGCTACTAACCCAAATAATGTTTTTCTGTCTCCTTACGGTACGCAGATTAAAAAAGAACGCTTACTAAACGCAGGTATTGCGGTTCCTGGTAACGTTATGGTTTACGCTGGTGCTGGCAACATCATTACTAATAACACTGCTGATTTAGTTGGCCCTCTATACGTTGCAGATTTATCTGTCTCTGTTGCTGGTGCAATTGACACTCAATACGATTTAGTTGATAACATCCGTGTTAATTATAAGATGCCACAGCGTGGTGATTTAGTTCGCTTCCGTGTTGGTCAGAATACTACTATTGTTGTAGATGATGAGTTAGCTACCGCTCTTATTGGTAATGTAGATGTTCCTAGTGTCGCAGGCACTGCTGTAATCGCAATTGCTACAACTGCTGTAACAACTGGCGCTGGTGAAACTGGCTTCGTAATCGGAGAGGTAATTTAATATGAACAAATCAACAGTATTCGGCACAAGCCTGCACAATCAGCTAATTGCCAATCACTCACAACGTGAAAAAACATGGGGCACCCTTGTAACTACCAATGCAAAAGGCGTGGTTACAAATGCATTAGGCGCTTTACAGTACGATGATTATAAAGAGCTAACAGAAGATGTCGTTAAAGTTCGTGAATATGAGTTCGTAGGTAACTTTTACCGTACTCTAACTTCTGCACCCGGTATGTCTCGCACTATGCCAATCGGTAAAACGCTAATCGATTACAAAGATATGAATAGTTTCGGTGAAGCTGAGGTATCTATGGATGCTGCTAATCGTGAAACTGAGCAAAACAACTACGACCAACGTGTAGTTCCATTGCCTATCTTTCATAAAGATTTTGTTATCCCTTGGCGTCAAGAAGGCTTTAGTTACAAACAGTCTGATGGTGTTAGTGAATCAATGTTCCGTGTAATGGAAACTCGCGATAAAGTGTTAATGCTTGGCGATTCATCTATTAACGTAAACGGTACTGAGCTTTTTGGCTACACTAACCATCCTGCAACAATTAAAGAAACTGGCATTCTTGATTTAGCAGACCCAACGAACGCAACTGAAGCTTACAACGTGTTTGTATCTTTAACTAAACGTTTATACATTGACGCTAAAGTTTCAGCTCCCAACTCTGTTGCTGTATTCGTTGCTACTGATGTTTATAGTTCTTTGCAGTACAAATCATCTGATACCAAGTCTAACGATTTAACTATCATGCAAGATATTATGAACATTACTTGTATTAAAGATGTGCAACCTCAGCAAAACTTACCTGATGGCGCAATCCTAATGGTTGAGTTAAACCCTCGCTCAAGTGATATTGCTGTTGCATCTGATGTTATTGCTTTACCTTGGCAGCGTCTAAACCAAATCGAAGACTTACGTTTTACTATCATGGCAAGTTGCACGCCAAGAATCAAAACAGACCGAAATGGTGTGACTGGTATCTTGTACGCTACGAAAGCTTAACCTAAAGGGGCATTGAAATGACTAACGTTAAATTAATGCCCGTTACCGTCACTGGTAATCGGGTTTACTATCAAGGCAAGCACTTAGCAAAAGGCTCTAATGTCGAGTTACCAGAGCAAGTTGTAAAGGCTAATAAAGGTTCGTTCTGTGAGCAAGTAATTGAAGCTGAATTTGTAGAAGTTAAGCCAAAGAAAAAGAAGAGTAATAAATGATAACACCGCCAACACCAGAGCAAGTAAAAGCAATCAACGGAAGTAAGCTTGATGATTCAGCTATTCAGCCTTTCATTGATTCAGCTATTTGTATTCTGGAACAAGTAGAAGCGTGCATAATTGGTAAGGGAATAAATGATGCCTGCCAGACTAACGCGGCTGCTTGGTTGGCGGCTCATCTAATGGCTAATACTGGCGGTGGCGGTCAATCTGCTAACGTTAAGAAGTCAGAGAAATTTGAAAACTATTCAGTTGAGTTTGTAACTGGTAGTTATGATTCAAGCGGTATCTTATCAACTCCATACGGTAACACAGCCAACGCTATGAGCGGCGGCTGCTTACAGGAAGTTGACAAACGTAGCGCCTTCACATTCTTTACAGGTGGCGCATAATGAATAGCTTACTTTATATTGAAATAAAAGAAAAATGGTGGCTTACAAAGTTATTTATGCCCCTAGTAAATTGTTATGTTTCAGTTTGCTCATTTATTGGCTTCAAAGTATTCCCTGGAAAGTTTGTTGCATGGGTTATCTCAAAAGGCTTTACTTATGGCGACATAAAATCAAAAGGGTCTTTATGATGTTTGATTTACCTGAAACAGTAACAGTGTGGAATAAAGCTGGTGGCAGTGGCTATGAAGGTTATTCATGGTCTGACCCATTGCCTATTGATGCTCGCTATGCATTAACCAATCAAAAAGTTGTTGATGTAAACGGAGCTGATAAAATTAGCAATACAGTTGTTTACTTCGAAAACGAGTCTGTAAAGATTGACTCAAAGATTTATATTGGCGTATCAGCCGCTACATCTCCACCAAATGATGCGAGAGATGTTATAAACTTTAAAGCCACCCCAAGCGGGACGGACTTAAGGGTCGCATTCCTATGAGTGTTAAAGTATCTAGCAACATAGCTAGTAACATGAGGAAGTTCATAAACGCAGAACAAAAGTCTGTGCGTAAAGGCCTACAAAAAGCAGGTATTTTTATCAAGGGCGAGGCGGTTATGCTTGCGCCTGTTGAGTTTGGCAATCTACGTGGCAGTGCTTATTACAATACCGATATATCAAGAGGCTTAGCAAGGCTTAGAGTTGGATTTACATCAAAGTACGCGCCTTATGTACATGAAGCTCCTATGAAATTAAAAGGCCAACCAAGAAAAGGAAAAGGCCGTAGTGGTACTTATTGGCAAGGCGGTGAGAATAAATTCCTACAGAAAGCAGTAAACAGAAACAAATTTGAAATACTTAAAATAATCGCAAAGGAGGCTAAATTTTGAACCTTATAAGCCACGATATTTATACTTTGCTTTTAGCTAATGGATTTACCGACCTAGCAGATGGTGAGATTGAAACAAATCAAGATAAAGTTATCGCTGTATTAGCTAGCGAGATGCCACCAAGCGATCTAAAAGACACTTACTACGAAGATGGCATACAAATATTTGTAAGAGGCAATCCAAGCGGAGGCCAAAAAGAAACATGGGATTCTATAGTTGCGGTTCATAATTTCCTTCTTGCGTTACCGGATGACTTTACGGTTAACGGGTGCGAGTATAAAGGCTTTGAAATGGCATCTTCTATATCCACATTAGGCCGTGATACTAACGAGAGATTCACTGCTTCTTGTAATTACAGTACGTTTAGAGCGCCGCTAGGTAGTTAGTGTTATAATGATTTTCTATAAACGATTAGTGATGCAATGTTTCACTATAAATGATTAACCAGGAGTAAATAATTATGGCTTGTGAAGCTAACGTAATTAAAGGACGCGAACTTGTTTTGCTAGTCCGCACAGATGATGAATTAACATTTGAAGTTATTGGAGGCATCCAAGAAAGGGGTTTTACTATTGATAACCCGACAGAAGAAACCACATCATCTTCAACAGTTGGTGACTATTCTGAAAATGAATGGACAGGATATTCAGCACTAACTATGGACGTTTCCGGCGTGGCCGATAAACGTAAAGGCACATTAGACCCGGCAACAGGTTTTAATATTATCGACTTTAATCGACTACTTCAGCTTGCTACATCTGGAAATAGATGCGGCTACTTTAAAATTGTTTCTACTGACCCATCGTGGAATTTCTTTGCTGAAGGTTTTATGAATGTATCTAATGTTAATATGTCAGGTTCAACACCGGGCTTACTAGGCAACACAGCAACCCTTTCTAATAAATCTGATATGACCGTAATGGTAGGAGCATAAACATGGCTGCATTAAACTATATTTCAATCCCGTCAACTGGCGTAGCTTTTGAATCATCTCTAGTTGCTGCTGATGTAAGCTTGACTGATACATTTCCAGCAGATACAGGTAAAGTGTTTGCTGTTGCTAATGCCGATGCATCCCCTCACACAGTTACAATTGTTGCTCCGGTATCATCAACTGTTTGTGGTTCATTTGGCTCGCTCGATATTGAAGATAAAGTAATCACTATTCCTGCTGGTGAAACTCAGTTGTTCACGTTGCCGCTTGGTTACTCTGAAACAGGTCTATTTACTTTTGCTTATGATGATGTCACAGACGTAACCGTTGGCGGTTTTGCTTTAAGCCCTAACGTATGAGCTGGTTAACTGAATCTCTGATTGATGATGAATGTGGTATCACTTACGAATTTGATGCGGGCTTCGACTTCTCGCGCAAGTTCGGAGAGTTACAGCGCAATCATCAAGACGACTATGCAAAGGTTTGCTCCGGTGAGCCTCACATTGATATTTTCATTGCTGTCTTATCTAGCTCTATCGTTCGCGTAAATGGTGAAGATGTAAAAGAGCATGAAAAGAAAGAGATGGTTGAATTAATCATTAGCAAGTTTGGTTCGCAGGCCTGCTCTTATGTTTGCCATAAGATTATGCATGAGACTTATGTCGGAGAAATCGAGACAAAAAAGTCTCAAACCCGCCAAAAGTGGGCGGAGATTCAACACATTTCGAGCCTTTCAAGCCCTGGGATTTTCTCGAAAGCTGGCTTATTATGGATTATGACAGCAGCTCTTTCTGGCGCAGTGGGATGCGGGATTACAAGCGGGCTGTTAATGCTTGGATGAAGAAGAACGGCATAGAGAAACCTGTCGAAATTACGGAGTATGAGTTTGATGAACAATACAAACTTGCCGCTGAGAGATTAAAACAAATGGCAGCCATGTAAGGCTGCTTTTTTATTGGAGTTAAATAATGGCGCTTAAGCTTGGAACATTAGACGTTGATCTAGAAATCAACACAAAAGAGCTAGACAAGGCTGAGAACAAAGTAAACAAATCTACTAAAGCAATGACCGCATCATTTAATAAACTTGGTGGTGTACTTTCTGGTTTATTTGCAACTCAGCAAATAGTTAACATGATTAAAGTTACCGACCAAATGCGAGTGCTAGAAGGCCGTATTAAACGAGTAACCAAGAGTGCTGAAGGCTTTGATAAAGCGTGGAAGGCGATAAACAAATCAGCAGATGAGGCGGGAGTATCAATCAATGATAGTGCGGCTTCATTTGAGCGCTTCCTTATGGCTACGCAATCAATGGGCGCAAGTATTGACGATGTAGCAAAGTTCAACGACCTAATACTTAAAACTGGACGCATCTCAGGCGCTTCAGCTACAGAGCTAAGCAACGCACTTACTCAGTTATCCCAAGGCTTCTCAGGCGGAATTATACGAGCTGAAGAGTGGAACTCTATTATGGAGCAAGCGCCAGAGATTCTACGTGTAGCAGCTAAGAATATTAAGGGTGTTGATGGTGATTTAGGTAAACTTAGAAAAGTTATGTTGGCTGGTGAATTGACCTCTGCTAAATTCTTCAATGCATTCATGGAGGGTGCCAACGGTATAGAAACGGAGTTTGCTAAAATCCCTAAATCAGTAGAGCAAAACATGCAAGCTCTATCTAACCAGTTCACTCGGCTACTTACTAACATTGATAAAACGCTTGGTTTAACACAAAAGTTAGCTGCCGGATTTGGTGCGTTAGCTGATGGCTTAAATGAAGCTGCAACAGAAATGGTAATTGCAGAAGCTAGTGTAAAAAAATACACCTCATCAATTGGAAAGCTAAATGCAGAAAGAGAACTACTGCTTAAAAATATGGGTATGGTTAGTCAGCGTGAAAAAGCAGATTCTAATAATAGAATTGCAGCCATTGACGCGCAAATAGTAAAAGAAAAAGAGTTGTTATCTGTTGCTCAAGAAGGTCTTAAAAAGGTAACACCAAAGGAAGAAGATAAAGCATTTTCACCATTAGCACCAACCACTGGTGGTGGTGACAACAAGTCAGCAAAAAGACTTGCCAAGCAAAAGGAAGATGCTCAAGACGTTCTTGATGACATCAAGTTCAGGACATCTGAAACAGCCGACCAGATTGAAATGATTTGGAGCGAGAATCTAGATCAGATAGACGCGCTAAAAAGCCAGGGGTTAATTAATGAGGCAGAGCATTTAGAAGCTCAAAAGCTACTTAACATTGAGTACCTTGATGAGATAGACCAGTTAGAGAAAGAAGCAGCAGACAAAAGAAACGAGAGAAATCAGCAACAAGTTGATTCAATCGCTCAAATG